AAAGGGATACCCAGCAACGAGCAATGCTAGAGTCTTATCACGAACGTGAAGAGGCAGCGCGGGACAAGTATGATGACTTTGAACAAGTCGCATACAACCCCAACCTCCCGATCACCGACGCGATGGCAATGGCAATACAAGCATCCGACGTTGGCCCCGACGTGATTTATCACTTAGGTATCAACACTAAAGATGCCCAGCGTATTTCGCGTTTAGACCCCATTTTGCAAGCTAGGGAAATTGGTATGATTGAGGCGCGGCTTTCAGCCGAACCTACATTCAAAAAAACCTCCAACGCCCCGGCACCGATTGCACCTGTCACAGCCCGCACCGCTGGTGCGCCAACATTTGATACGACAGACCCACGGTCAGTAAAGTCCATGAGTACGTCAGATTGGATTGAGGCAGAACGGCTACGGCAGATCAAGAAGTACGAGGCACAACGCAACCGATAAATTAGGATTATTTCCATGTCTAACTCGATTTTAACCATCGACATGATCACGCGTAAGGCGCTTGAGATTCTCGAAAACAACTTGGTTCTTACCCGTAACGTAAACCGTCAGTACGATGACAGCTTTGCTGTTGAAGGTGCTAAAATTGGTTCAACCCTGCGTATCCGTCTTCCAGACCGCGCACTTGTAACTGATGGCGCAGCCCTTCAGGTACAGGATGACAACGAGCAGTTCACAACTCTGACCGTTGCCAACCAGAAGCACATCGGCGTTAACTTCACGACTGCTGAATTGACCATGCAGCTTGACGATTTTGCTGACCGCGTTCTCAAGCCACGTATCTCGCAGCTTGCTTCCAGCATCGACGCTGACGTTGCAAATGCGTTCTTGACCATCGGTAACACTGTCGGCACGCCCGGCACTACGCCAGCTACTTCGGCTGTTCTTCTTGCTGCACAGCAGAAGCTCAACGAAAATGCTGCTGTAATGTCGCCACGTTATGCCACTGTCAACCCAGCCGCAAACGCTGGTTTGGTTGAAGGCATGAAGGGTCTTTTCAACCCAACCGACACTGTCAGCAAGCAGTTCAAGAACGGCATGATGGGCACAGGCGTACTTGGTTTCGAAGAAATCAATATGTCGCAGTCCATCAAGCAGTTCACCACTGGTTCGCGTACTGCAACTGGCGGAACGACTTCGGCTGCTGTTACTACTGAAGGTGCAACTACCATCGCCATCACTGGTGCGGGTGCATCCGGCGTAGTTAAGGCTGGTGACGTGTTCACTGTAGATGCTTGCTTTGCTGTTAACCCACAGACCCGTGAAAGCACAGGTTCGTTGTTCCAGTTCGTTGCTCTAGCAGCAACTACGCTGGATGGTTCAGGCGCTGGTAACATCACTGTTGCTCCGATCTACTCGGCAACAAATGCACTTGCTACTGTCAACACTCTGCCTGCTACCAGCAAAGCAATTATATTTGTTGGTGCTGCATCCACACAGTACGCTCAGAACCTTGTATACCATAAGGACGCTATCACCTTCGCAACAGCCGACCTTCTGCTCCCACAGGGTGTAGATATGGCTTCGCGTCAGGTGCATAACGGCATCAGCTTGCGCGTTGTTCGTCAGTATGACATCAACAACGACCGTATGCCTTGCCGTATTGACGTTCTGTATGGCTTCAGCACGATCCGTCCGCAAATGGCCGTTCGTCTCTGGGGTTAATCTAATAACGGCCCTCGGTTCGCCGGGGGCCAAACATTCTAAAGGATTTTTACAATGGCTATTCTACCTAATGGCGCCGGCGGCTATCAAGTCGGTGATGGTAACCTTACCGAAATATCTTTCACTAACTTTACTGTACCAACAGCTTACACAGCTACCGCAACGCTTACTGTAACTGATCTCGCCGCAGGCGTGGTTATCTACACTTCAGCCAGCACGGGCACTTTGACGCTTCCTACGGCGACTCTTACTGACGCCGCATTTAGCAGCGCCAAAGTAGGTAGCTCGTTTGACCTTGCGCTTGTTGCTACTAGCACTGGCGTACCTACCATTGCGGTTGGTACAGGTTGGTCGCTTGCAAGCACTTCTGGTGCTGGCGTTGCGTCCAAGAGCGTTCTGTTCCGTGCCGTCAAGACCGGCGACGCGGCGTATTCGCTGTACCGCATCGCAGGTTAATTGGTGTGCCCCGGCTACGGTCGGGGCAACCTTTTCAGGAGAAAACCAATGTCTAATACAAAATCTATTGGCGTTGCCTTCCTCGACCAAGATATTATTGGCGCACAATATATTTTGGCTGACGAGCAAATCGGCTACACCGCCGCTGCTCAAGGTACGGTTACGCAGGCTACCAGCAAGTCTACTGGCGTCACGCTGAACAAACCAGCAGGCGTTATCACAATGAACAACGCGTCTTTGACTACTGCCACTAACGCTACGTTTACGCTGACCAACAGCTTCATTTCTGCAAATGATACTGTTATTCTGACTATTGCTGGCGGTCAAGCGACCGCTGGATCATACAACGTGTTTGTTAACTCGCTGGCTGCTGGCTCTGTCAGCATCAGCCTACGCAACATTTCTGGCGGTACGCTGTCAGAAGCAGTAGTGATTAACTTTGCAATCATTCACTGTTCATAATTAATTTGGGCGGCTTTCGGGCCGTCCATTTTTAAAGGTTTTATATGGCTGTCATCTATCTTGTTCACGAAGTTCACGGCGCAAAAGTCGCTATTTCAGAAGAAGAAGCGATTTGTGATGAAGATTTCGGCTGGGAACGCTATAATCCTAACGCGCCTGTAGAGGCGCCAGTAAACGAAATGCCGGCAGCCAAAAGCCGCCGCACAACGCAGAAGGTCTAACCAATGGAAACTGCCGGCGACATAATTAACGGTTCGCTTAGACTGCTAGGTGTTCTGGCAGAAGGCGAAGTTCCATCGGCTGAAACGTCGCAGGACGCACTGCGCGCCATGAACCAGATGATTGATAGCTGGAACACTGAGCGCCTCTCGGTATTCTCGACCCAAGACCAAGTGTTTACATGGCCGTCAGGTCTGCTTTCACGCACGATGGGGCCAAGCGGTGACTTTGTCGGCAACCGCCCAGTGCTGCTGGATGACAGCACCTATTTCCGCGACCCCAGCACGAACGTCAGCTACGGCATCAAATTCATCAACCAGCAGCAGTATAACGGTATCGCGGTCAAGACCGTCACATCGACATACCCGCAAGTTATCTTTATCAACATGACGTTCCCCGACATTGAGATGTACATCTATCCGCGCCCTACGCGCAATCTGGAATGGCATTTCATTTCAGTTGAGGAACTCAGCCAGCCTGCAACGCTGGCGACCACACTGCATTTCCCGCCCGGCTATCTGCGTGCGTTCCGCTATAACTTGGCGTGCGAAATGGCGCCTGAGTTTGGCGAAGAGCCATCGGCACAGGTTCGCCGCATTGCTATGTCCTCGAAGCGTAACATCAAGCGCATCAACAACCCTGATGACATCATGTCGATACCGTACAGCCTCATCGCTTCACGCCAGCGGTTTAACATCTACGCTGGGAACTATTAATGAAGACGCCGATCCTTGGGTCGGCGTATGTCGCTAGAAGCGTCAACGCCGCCGACAACCGCATGGTTAACCTGTTTCCTGAGATTGTCCCAGAAGGCGGCAAGGAACCAGCGTTCCTTCAGCGCGCGCCGGGGCTGACTGCTCTTGCTACCATTGGCATTGGCCCTATCCGCGGGCTGTGGACGTATGGCATCTACGGCTATGTCGTGTCAGGCCCAACGCTGTTTCAGATCGACAGTAGCTGGAACGCAACCGCTAAAGGCACTGTGGGCGGCTCTGGCCCTGTCAGCATGGCTGACAACGGCACGCAGCTATTTATTGCAGCTAACCCGCAAGGCTACATTTACAACGCCAGCACTGACGTGTTCCAGCAGATCACCGACCCTGACTTCCCCGGCGCCGGCACGGTCGGTTACATCGACGGCTATTTTACATTCAACGAACCTGACAGCCAGAAAATCTGGGTTACGCAGCTACTCGACGGAACCAGCGTTGACCCGCTAGAGTTTGCCAGTGCCGAAGGCAATCCAGACAATGTCGTTGCGGTCTTTGTAGACCATCGCGAAGTCTGGGTGTTTGGCACAAACTCAACCGAAGTCTGGTACGACGCAGGGCTGCTCGACTTTCCTCTGACCCGTATCCAAGGCGCGTTCAACGAATTAGGCTGCGCTGCCCCGTACAGCATCGCCAAGATGGACAACCAAGTCTACTGGCTAGGCAAGGACGCACGCGGCCAAGGCATCGTCTACAAGGCCGCTGGCTACATCGGTCAGCGTGTGTCTACGCACGCTATCGAATGGCAGATGCAAGAGTATGCTGACCTGACAGACGCTGTTGGCTACACGTATCAGCAGGACGGCCATAGCTTCTACGTCCTCAACTTCCCTAGCGCCAACACTACATGGGTCTACGATGTCGCCACCGGCGCATGGCATGAGCGTGCTTCGCTTAATAACGGCGAGTTTAATCGTCACCGCGCTAACAACCAGATGTTCTTTAACGACACCACAGTTGTTGGCGATTACCAGACCGGCAAGATTTATGCGTTTGATCTAGAAGTATACGCTGACGATGGTGCGGCGCAGAAATGGCTACGGTCATGGCGCGCGCTGCCGACAGGCGCTAACAACCTCACGCGTACCATCCAGCACGCGCTGCAACTTGATTGCGAGACAGGCGTGGGCCTGAACAGCGGCCAAGGCAGCGATCCGCAAGTGATGCTGCGCTGGTCAGATGATGGCGGCCATACATTTTCTAACGAACATTGGAAGTCGATGGGCGCTATTGGTAAATACGGAAAGCGTACCATCTGGCGCCGCCTTGGCGCGACGATGAAGATACGCGACCGCGTCTACGAAGTGTCTGGCACAGACCCTGTACGGATTTACATTATGGGCGCTGAACTAGCC